ATCGACCACGCGCTGAACCACCAGCTCGTCGCTGATTTCCTGATAGCCGAAGGTGCCGACGCGAGCGTGGGTCGGCTGTTGCGTCGCCTCGGCTAGGCGCGCATCGGCCTCCCGCTCGCGCATGGTGAGTGCGTCCACCTCGTCATGCGCCTTAGTGCGCTTGTCTTGCGCCGCAGTTGCATCCAGAGCGATAGCATTGAGGCGGTTGATGCGCCGATTGATATCAGCTAGTTCCTCGCGGGCGCTGGCCGCGACTGATTGCCACGGGCGGTCGCTAGGCTTGTCGAGATATTCGAGAATGCGGATCTTTGCGTATTTCATTTGTTTTCCTATCTGATCCCGATAAGGTCCCAATCAAATTGCATGGCATTCGATGCCGTGGCGATTTGAATCGCATCGATACGTCCGACACCAGCCCAGTAGCCCATGCCGCTCAGATATTTCGCTTCTGAATTGTAGGAACGAAAAATCCACCGCGGCTTCTGGTAAAGCTGATTCATGTATTGGACGGTTTGCTTTCCACCGAACATGGGAAAATCAATTTCCAGCGATGACAATGAGTTTGCACTGTTCGTAAGTTCGGCGTCGAACAGCGTGCCGGATGAAGTTGCGGCCGCCGGCGCGGTGTTGGAAAACATCGTCACATAATTGGTCCCGCCAGCGTCGTAACTCAGGCCGCCGTTGATGCTGATCCGAAGAAATGGAATGACCGAGGCAGAGCTCGGGTGCAGATTGAGCAATCGTAACCGTAGAGTATCGAAACGCCCGGCGTAGGCCGCAATCAGAAGATTGAAGGCGCTGGTATATGGCTGGATTTGGCGATGTCGCAATGGAACAAACGCCGACCCATGATCTAGCCGGACCTTGTATCTCGGCCAGGCATTGATGCCGAAACGGTTCACTAGAGATCGCCACCATTAATTGGCGTCGCCTGGATACCGGCGGAGACCGCAGTCGCCAGTGTCATATAGAGACGTTCGCCACTCGCCAGAACAAGTCCCGGGCCATCGAACTTCTGGGCAAAATCCATGTAATAGTCAGGAAGCGAGGTGGTATCGCTGGCGGTCGTTGCGGGGATGACCTGCTCGGCAATAAGGCTGTTGTTCGCGGCGGTCTCCGGATCGGACCCATTGTTCCTGAAGAATCGCAGGACCGTCTGCACGTTCGTGCCGCGCGGCTGCAGTTGGACCCCGGGCAAAACCGAACCCGACGCCCCAGCCGTGAAAAGCAATTGGCGGCCGGTTGCACCCGTTCCATCTCGCGTGGTATTCGCCGCCGTCAGATAGCCCGGAGTGCCTTTGTTCGGTGTCCCCGCAAATTGGGCTGCCGTCGTCATCGCGATTCCTCTCTATCTGCAAGTTAAAAAGGCCAGGAGATTCCCGAAGATCGATGCGCCGAGCAGTTTGGAATTAACGCCATCGTGATCATGGGCCTGCGCCGGGGTGTAGCCGTAACTCACCTGCTCGGCGACATTCGTGATGTTATCGATGATGTCCTCGAGCAGGGTCTCGTCGATTGGCGAGTCGGTGTCGTAGCGGGTCGCGACGATCACCGTGAAGGTGACGCTCGGGCTAGCCACGGCTCACCACCTTGAACAGAGGCCGTGCCCGCGGGAACTTGCAGGTGACGATATAGCGCTGGTGGAACTCGCGGCCCTTCTTGTCTTCCGGCATCTTGTCGGCGACGCCGGCAAACTCCGGGCAGGAGAAGCAATCGGTCACCGGCCGCAGTGCGTGGCCAATCAGCGGGCAATCGACGTGGATGCCGACGACCTGCTCGGGCGTGAAGGTCATTTGCGTCGGCGCCTCGCTCATATCACGATATACCCGTCATCCCCGTTGCTCATTTTTCCGGCTGTGTTGCAGACGAAGGCATAGGCGCGCTCGGCCTCGGTGGCGGCCAGGTAATCCGGATGCCCGGCCGGGGCCACGAAGGCATAGCGGCGGTTACATCGTCCCAGCGCTTCACGATCAGCACCTTCTGGGTCTCGGCGGCGCCATCAAAGCCGACCAGGCTGTCGGTGGCGAGCTGGTAGAGATCGCCCTCTCGGATATCGGCATCCTTCGGCGTGAGCGTGAACTCGATCTGTTTCGGCGCATCGCGGTAGTTGATGAGTTTCTTCGCGACGAAGCTGCGCATGGCCTGCTCGTTGGCGGCCTTGAACCAGCGCGACTTCACTACCAGGTTGCGCTCATCGCCGTATTCGTTGGCCGACTCGGCGTCGGCGTCGACCCGGATCTCGCCATTGAGATAATTGCTGGCCTGACCCATGTCAGCCGTGGCCGAGGCCAGGTCATAGAAAATCGCCGCATAGGTCAGGCGCTGGTCATCGAGAGGCGTAACCTTGACACTGCCGCCGACGAAACTTGCCTCGTCGGTGAGCGCGGAGGCAAACGACTCGCTCGGCGGTCGCGCAGTGACGACGAGATAGCGAAACTTCTGCGCGAGCGGATCCCACCGACCCACACCATTACTTTCAATGCACAGCTCGGCGACGAGCTTGTCGGCGTTCTCCGGCTCCGATAGGCAATGGGTGATGTGGTACTTCGCCCCCAGCCAGTTTTCTTCCTCGGCCGCCATGCCGGCCACGTCAACCTGGTCGAAGTCGAGACCGGACTCGCGCAGGATATCGCGCATCACCGTGGTGAGCGGCGCATCGCTCCAGGCCATGCATTGCTGCACGCCATCACCGATCTTGGCGGTGCCTGCGCTCGTGCCATATTGGGCGCGATTCGTTCCATCGCCTAGAACCAGTACATCGTCCTGCGAAGCGGGGTTGGGCGAGAGCGCCACCCACTCGATCTCGAACTGGTCGGCCGAGCTGTTGCCGAGATCAAGACGCAGGCCGGTGATGGTGTTCTGCGACCAGTCGTTGCCGCCGGCGGTGAGGGCGTGCATGTCCCAGACCGTGATGACGAAGTCGCCGGCCGGAAGGTCCTCTGTTTGGATGTAGGGAGTGAGGACCGACACGCCATTGGCAAGCATCGCGCCCCACGCATTAACGCTGCCGATGGCTGCAGCACCGCCGGGGTTGGCCGATGGGAACAATTGCCAATACAGCGTGCTGATAGCAAGCGACGTCTGCGCGGCAATCCATATCCGCCAAACATCACCCATATCCTTGACGCCAAAATCGTGTAGCGTGCAAGAAGGGTAACTGCCGACGATCCAATATTCGCCCGTTTTGCTATCGAATGCGATTTGGATGCTATTACTGGCGTCGTAGTACAACTTCAGCAACGGCTGCCTCGTCCCCGCAGGAATGGCATCCTTTTCGATATGAACCGAGGCAGTATGCGGGACATTCTGTTGGATTGTCCCTGCCTGCTGCGCGAAATCCCATCCAGCTCCATCCGCATCGGTAATCGTGTCGCCGGTTATTTCACCGTCCGGAGCAGTCCATGTATCCGGCGTCACGATCGCACCGGAAGCCAATGACCATGCTGCAGTGTTGCTAAAATCTTCGCTGTACTTCAGCGCATTGGTAAACGCCGGCCAGCTCGGCTGGCTGATGGCCTTGTAGTAGCTGCCGCTTATGCCGTGGCTGCCGGTGGTGAAATAGCACCATCCCTGCCAGCCGGAGCCGGCGATGCGCCGTAATTTGGCGATGACGTAGCGGTAAGTGCCTCCGGGAATGGCGAGACCACCGATATTCATCACCGGATCGGCACTACTCGAGGCGAGCAATACAGAACTCGGCCTGGCAGTCAGACTGGCGCCGCTCGCATTCCAACCGTCAACGCTATTATTGAACCCCCACCCCACCACCGGCTTCTTGCCGGTGTAGCGGATGATCTCGTCCTTTACCCGCACGTAGCCGGAGGCGGCGTACTGCGCGCCATCGCCCGGGTTCATGGTGAGCTGCAGGTCGCTGGTGCCGAGCGCCAGCGCCAGCTTGCCGGAGGTCGGCAGTGGAACCTTAGTGCGGTCGACGAGCTTGACCGGGTCCTTCAGCGTCAGCACCACCTTGCCCTTGTCCGGGCCGCTGACAGATTCGATGATGTAGCGCTCCTCGCTGAAAGCGCTGTCATCCCACGCGCCGGTGAGATAGGCGCGGCGCAGGATGGCTTCTCGGCCGACGAGATGCAGGTTGCGGGCAATGAAGCGGGACCAGAATGTGCCCTGCGCGGCGGCGCGTGTGGCGATGTACGGGTCCTGCTGGATGTCGGAATCCGGCTCATCCAGCAGCGTGATCGAGGCTTCTGCGCGGCGCGCCAGCCCGTCCTTGCGGCTGATCACAGTGGGCGAGGTCTTGACCACTTCAACGTAGGGCCGGAACAGCTGGCTCGACGGCCCCACCATGCTGATCGAGATGAAATGATAGCTCTTGGTGCCGCGCACATAGTTCGGCTTGTCCTGGCAGCTGCCGAAGGTGTTGTAGCACTCGGTGCCGGCGGCACCGGCGGCCGTGCACGGCGCCACCCCGTAGGTATTGGCGCAGCGATCCGGCTTGATCTCCAGCCACCAGACCGCCTGGCGGGAGAAGTCGGTCACAGGAACACCCCGGTCAAGGCGAGCGACAGGTCGCCGCGTCCGCCCGGCGTTTGTGGATAGTCGAACCCGCCAACGTGTCCGACCAGCAGAAGATCATTCGGGTAATTGGCCGGGTCCCAGGCGAACACGAACGGATCGAACGCCAGGTGGGCGTCCCATGCTGGCTCCCAGGTGTTGCGTTCCCATGACCAGTCGACATAACGGAACCGCAGGGTCTCGCTGAATGACTCGAAATCCACCAGCCGCCCGAGCGGCAGGCCCTTCATCGACGAAGCATAACGACCCTCGGTCTTGCGGCCGCGGAAGTCGCCGGACATGAGTCCGACCGGCATGTTGAGCGCGGCGCCGATGGAGCAGATTGCCACCGAACGCACGCTGCCAGTCATGCGCAGCCGCCACCAGCGGTAACTCGCTGAGTTGAAGCGCAGCAGCGCGAGCGTGGTCTCGGTCAGCACCAGCGTGCCGAGCAGCACGTCCGACGCCGAGAAGTTGTCGGTCGAGCCGCGGCACTCGTAACTGCCGGCCTCGGCGTACAGCAGCATATAGTCGGAGGCCTTGGCCGAACCGCAATCGACTGTGACCGTGGCCGGCATGGCGGTCGGTTTCCACCAGCTATATGGCCGCCAGTCGCGCAGGTTGAGGACGTTGAAATCACCAGCCGCCGTGGTGCTGGCCGCCGGGGTGCCGTCATCCAGCCGGTTGTCGTAGTAAAACGCCGGATTCGCCATTGGCTATTATCCCAGTGGCGTGCCGTCAGCAATCGCCTCGTTGATGCGCGGCATCAGTTTGTCGCGCACCCATTCCGTCGGAATCATGCCGGAATCACTCTCGATGGTGAGATTGATCGTCGGGCGATTAGCCCCGCGCCCACCATTGAAAGCGTCGGCATTCGGTTCATAGACTGCGTTGCCAACCCCAGGCGGTTCATAGACCGGCGTGGCGGTGCCGCCGCCGACGCTGGCCGGGCTGGTGGCGCCGCTGAAACTGGCCGAGCGGATCTGCTGTACCTGCGCGAGACCGGCCGCCACCATAAGGGCGGCAAAGATCGGGCCGAGCGGAAAACCCCACTGCAATGCCGCCGCCGCGCCTTGATACGTGGAGATGATGGCGTTGGCGATCGCGACCTTTTTGTTCAGTTCGAATTGTTTCTTGTTCTCGGTGGCGCCAATGGCGGTCATTTGCTGCAGGCTGCCGGCCATCCATGAGGCCTGCTGGTCCCAGGTGAGCTTGTCGAACTTCGCCCGGGTCATGCCGTAGAAGGCCTGCTGCTTGTTGGTCTTGGCCGCGGCCTGCTCGGCGATCTTGTTGCGCGTGTCCCAATAGGCCTGGTCGCGATCGATGCCGAGTTGGCGATAAATCTCATCCAATTCGGCGATGCGCTCCTGCTGCTCGAAGCGGGCGGCGAATTCGATATCGAACTGGGCGCGCAGGGTGTTATAGCGCGCCTCGGCATCGGCCATGTCCTTGGCTTCCTTCTCGGCCGCCTTCATGCCCTCGGATTGGCGGAGCGTGTCCTGATATTGATCCAGCGCCTCGAGGTATTGCTTCTGCTGCGCGGCCGACATCTGCACCACGTTCGCCTTCTGGATCCATTCCTGGCGGGCGATTTCCACGCGCGCCACGCTCTTGGCGGCCTCATCGTCCAGCATTTCGGTTTGCAGCTTGGCGCTCGCAATCCGCAGCTGTTCCAGCGACTTCAGGAACTGGTCGTCCTTGATGGCTGGCGGAGCAGTTGAGAAATTAAGCCGCGGCAGGGCCGCGCCGCCACCGGGCTTGCTTTCGGGCTTCTGTGGTCCCTGATCCGACCATAGCGCGGCACGGGCTTCCTCGCCGCGCTTGCGGATAGCAGCGAGATCGGCGTCCAGCATCGACAAGATGTTGCGGGCCTCGGAAAACTTGCCGGTGGCGAAGGCGGCACCAGCCGCCGCCACACCACCCAAGGTAGTGCCGAGCTCCTCGAAACCCTGCGCCACGCCCATTCCGAACCACTGCAGGCCTTTCAGGGCATTCAGCATGCCGTCAAGAATCTGCGGGCCTTCTTCGGAGCGCGCCAGGAACATGCCGAGCGAGTCGGTCATGCGCGTGATCTGATCATTGAATTCCTCGGCCGCCCGCGCGAAACCGCTCGACATGATGCGACCGCTGCGCTGCGCTTCCTCGGTGAGCGCATCGAGATTGTTGAGCAATGGAATCAGGTCGGCGCCGGCGCGACCGAGCAGCGAGACGGCGGCGGCGGTCTTTTCGGGGCCGTCGGCGGCGGCGCCGAACTTGCGGGCGATTTCCTCGAGCACCGAATCGGTCGAGCGCATCTTGCCGTTGGCATCCAATACCTTGATGCCCAATGCCTCGAAAGCGCGTGTGGCCTCACTGCTGGGCGTGATGAGCGAGTCCTGCATGCTCTTGGCGAGCTTCACCAGGCTCTGCTGCAGGCCTTGCGTCTCGACATCCGATAGCTTGGCGCCGTACTGGTAGGCGGAGAGTTTCTCAACCGCGATACCGGTTTTCTGCGAGAGCTTGTTTAGCTGATCGCCGGCGTCGATCTGGCTCTTGACCCATGCGCCCATGGCGGCCGGGCCGGCCAGCGCCACGATGGTGGTTCCGAGCTGGCGAAAGCCACGCTCGATGCCGGCCACGGCCTTGTTCATCGAGGATGCCGAACTATTCAGCGCCGCCGTGGCCTTGCCGAGGTCGCGGTGGAACGAGGCGGTCTCGGCCGCCAGTTCCGCCACCAGCGAGCCGATCGTTGCCATCTAGCGTTTCCTCTTGCGGATTGCGTTGTGCCCGGCGATAGCCTTGGAGTCCAGGGCGTGGCGCTTGACCTCGTCGGCCTCGAGGGCATAGAAGGCGTGCCACTCGGCGATCTCGTGACTGCTCATGTTCCGGAGCAGTTGCGCCTTGGTCATGCCCAACTCGCGCGCCAGGAACAGATAGAAGCGCCGCGCGGGCTGGGCCTTTATTTTTTTGTCAGTTCCTCGATGTCGGAGGCAGAAAGACCTGACAGCCGCTGAGCGACGTTAAATACCCGAGCCAGCGCCTTGGCGCTCTTGCGACCCAATGCTTCCATCTGCGCATCGGTGAACAGGCGCTCGCCGGCTTCATCCACCACCGACATGGCCGAGAGCCGGGCGCGCAGATTCTTCATGCGCTCGCGCTTGTCCTTCTCCAGGTCGAAGATATCGAGCTCCAGCGCGTCGCGCTCGGCGGCGCTGATGCCGCGCACGATGACCTCGTCGCAGACCTTGCCCCATTCCGGGGTCGCCACCCGTTCGCTGGGGCGGTCGTCGAGGGCGAGTAGCGCCTCGACCATGTCCTTGGTGAGTGTCTTCGCCATGGTTACGGCGTCACATCACGCACGACGGCGGCACCGTCGGAGACGTCGAACTTGACCGAGGTGTTGTGCACCTCGCCAACGCCACCGCCGACCGGCGAGTATTCGAACATGATGCCGTTGAACTGAAACTCCGGATTGGTGGCCGAGATGGCGTCGGTCTTGCTCTTGCGCACCTTGATGGCGGTCTGCACGCCGAGCAGGCCATTCAGGGTGGCGTCGACCTTGGAGCTGGCGAAGTCCTGGCGGAACTCGATCTCGACGCCAGCCTCCATGATGCCGCCGGAGAGTCGGCGGCGGGCGGTGTCGCCCATCACGGTTGCCTCCTGGGCGTCGTAGCTCATGTTCATCTTGACCGATGACACGTGGTCGGAAAGGTCGACGGCATTGATCGAGACGAATGCGTCGCGCAGGACTTCGATTGCCATGATGATCTCCTGTTAAAGAATGCCGAGGACGACGATGAAGCTGAAACTGGGCGAGGTGCCGCCAATGGTCCACTGCACCCGCCAGTAACTGTCGGTCTGCGGGCCGGTGAGGGTGAGCCACTGCGAGCCGACAGCGGTGGCGGTGTTGAAAGTGAGGCGCGTGAGGCCGCTGGTGAAGCCGGCGTTGTCATCGCTCGCTATCACCACATCGAGGGTGTCGGCGACGCTCGCCGACAGCACATGCAGCGAGGCGTAGAGTTTTTGGCTGTCGGAGAGTGCGCCCAATTGGCGGGCGGTGCCGTTTCCTGTCGTGGTGCGGGTGGCGTTGTGCATGACGGTGCCGCGCACCAGTCGCGCGCCATCCGACCCTTGAGCCTTGAGCGAAAACGGATTGACTTCTCCGAGCGCGCCGAGCAGGGAATATTCCGCCGCCAGCGCCCGAAACATGAAGGCGATGGCGCCATCGGCGCTGTCCTGCGGTGCCACCGTGATCGGCACGTTGGCAAGCTGCAGGTCTCCGACGATGATGCCGTCGTTGGTGGCGTCCCAGTAGCCTTCCATGTCGAGCGCCGGAGAATAGATGCCGGCCAGCCGACGGCGGGCGGTATCGCCGAACACCGTGGCCTCCTGCGCATCGCAGGAATCGGTGAGCTTGACCGAGTTCATCGCGCCACGCAGCCGATAGGCGTCGAACACCAGGTCGACGTCGCGCAGGACTTCGATTGCCATGGCCTACTCCTATTCCTGGTAGATCACTTCGATGTCGAGCGAAGAATGCTGCTCGAGGGTGTCCGGGTCGGGACCGAGATCCACGTCCGAGACGATGAAGGTGTCCTGCACCACCGTGCCACTGCTGTTGGTCCAGCGCTGGAAGCACTGGCGCAGCTGTTCCATGACCAGCCGCGCGCTCTTGGGATCGGCGGCGTAGACGTCCAGCTGGAAGCGCGCCCGCACCAGGCCGGCGTCCGCGCCCATGCACGACGGCCGCTCGGCGTTGATGCGCGAATACACCACCGCCGGCAGCGTCGGATTCTGCGGCAACTGCTGGTAATAGAACCGGGTACTGATCAATGCCGTCAGACCCGCATAGCCATTGGCGCGGGTGACCAATACCGTCTCGACGCTCATTGCAGCGGGTGGATGGAAACGGCGCCGCGCA